CTGCTCCAGGCCTTGCGCGGCGGACTGCGCCGCGCTGCGGCTTTCGCCCAGCGACGACTGCAGGCCGCGCACCGCGGCGCGGGCGGTGTTGTAGGAGGCGCTGGCCTTATCCAGCGCCTGTGCCTGCTCGGCGCTCGCCTGGCCGTTGGCCTTGATGTCCACCGCGGCCGCGCGCAGCGCCGCCTGATAGGTCTTGAGGTCCTGTTGCGCCAGGGCGAGCTGGCCGCGCAGCGACGTGGCATCGGCCGTGACGTTGACGCTCAGATTGTCAGCCATGCGTCCCCTGCCTTGCGCCTGCGCACGTCATCGGATCGTCTTGCCGCGTCCCTGCCACGCGGCAAGCTCGGCCGCGCTGAGCGGTGCCTGCAGCTGGTCGCGGTCAAGCCGCGGCGTGCCGCGCGTGCGACGCGGCGTCTTGGTGGCCCGGGGCAGCTTGAAGTGAGCCGAGGCGATCAGCCGCAGCCAGTGCGACGCCGGCGGGTGGTCCTGCCAATAGCGGCGCTGCGCGTAGAGCATCGGCAGCGTCCATCGCTCCCAGATCGCCGCCGGCGAGCCTCCCTCCATGCCGGCGTCGGCCAGCTCGGCGACGATGTAATCTAGGTCTGGATCGTCGCCGTCTGCGCGGCCGGCTGCGCTGACGGCGCCGCGCCGTTCGCCGTCAGCGTCTGTTCCCCCTCCGGCACCAGCCCGGACTCGGCGATGATCTCTGCCACCGCACGATACAGGCCCGGCCGCTCGTCGCTGCCGGTGCGGATGTTCACGCGCAGCCGTTCACCAAGCTCGGCGATGGTCAGCTCGGGCCGCGTCTTCTTCAACAACGCCGAGATGAAGCCGAGATGCGCGGCGGTGAAGTTCGCCGGGTCGGTCTCGGTCGAGATCGCCTTGATTGCCGGCCAGACGCGTTGCAGGGCCGCGAAGTTCATCACCAGCGGCAGCGCGATCGCTTCGCCGCCGATGCTGACGGGGATCGTGTCGGTCATGCGCGCGCGCCTTACAGGTTGCTGTTGATGGTGCCGATCAGGCCGGCCGCGTTGGCGGCGACCTGGAAGTCGATCTCCAGGATGGTGAAATCGTCCTGCTTGGTCGGGAACGACAGTTTCGAGGCCTGGCACAGCGGGAACGTGTAGGTGACCTGGCGGCCGTCGAACGGCTGCGACAGCACCACCGAGAACGCCGGGCCGACGCCCATCTTCGGGTTGGTGATGCTGATCTGCTGGCCGACGGTGCTGCTGTAGAGGTAGTTCAGCATGACCGCCGCGCCGGCGTCGAGGCTGTCAAAGCCATAGGTGCCGACGCCCGCGCCGGGCTGGGTGTAGACGCCGGCCGCCGCGCCCAGCACGCTCGCCGCCGCCAGCGGCAGCCCGGTCGCCTGATAGAACACGCCCTCGTCGGCGATCAGCTTGGCGCCGTTGAGCGCGGTGACGGTGCAGGGCGGCGTCGCCGGCAGGGTGGCGGGCTCGCTGTCGGCGAACAGCGTCTGCGTCGTCGTCTCGGTGACACCGAAGAACGTCGCGTTGAACAACAGGCCGCTGATCTGGGCGAACTTCGCTTTCAGCTCAACCTTGGTCTTGCCCGGCGCCAGCGCGATCGCATAGCGGTTCTGGCCGTACAGTTCCTTCATGTCGGCGCTCAGGTCGAGCGAACAGTCCTGCAGGATGCCGAACTTGACCGGGGTGGCGATGCCGGTGGCCGGGTTCAGCTGGGTCGCGATCAGCGTGCCTGCGGCAAAGCCAAGTTGTTGCGCATACAGTGACATGACGGCTAGCTCCTTCCAAGGGAATGCGGCGTCGTCACGACGCTGCGGGTCCGGTCTGTTTTTAACTGCCGGCGAGACTCGGGACGAGCACCTTGATCGGGATGATCGCGATCGCCTGTCCGTCGAGGTCGCCGGGATGGATGTCGACCGTGCCCTCGATCCAGGCGTGGCTGACCAGGCCGCCAAGCGTCTGCGCCTCGCGGCCTGGCGGTGGCAGCAGCGCTGACTCGACCACGTCGAGCAGCCCGTTCATCACCACGTCCGGCACGTCGTTGGCGTTCGGGCCGGTGCTGGAATAGATCCACGCCTCGCACTCGAGTGTCACCTTCACCGGCAGGCGCGTGGCCCGCTCGGGATAGCGGTCGCCGATATGGCGCAGGAACAGCGCCGGCTGCGCGTCCACCTTGGTCCACGGCAGTAGCCGCCGCCCGGTGGTCAGGAACACGCCGGGCGGCGTGACCTGGGCGAGCAGCGCGGTCATGACGTCTTCGCGGGTCACGCGTTGGCACCCTCGACCGCGGCGTCGAGCGCCGCCTGCAGCTCGGCGAGCGCCTGGCCGCGGATGGCCTCGATCGGGCCGCGAAGGAACTTTTTCGCCACGATGTTGGGGGTGCGGCCGTGGGCGCGGACGTCCACCATGATCGGGTTCACCATCCGCGACCAGAAATGCGCCAGCTTGGCGGTGTGCGCGCGAACGGCAATCGGTGCGTGCGAGCCGTATTCGAGCGCGCTCGCCTTGCGCGCCTGCGCCGCCGCCGTCGTGCGCACGCCGACCACGGCGGCGATGCGGGTGTCGTGATCATAGACACGCCCGCCGATCAGGCTGCGCAATGCGCCGGTCTTGTCGGGCGCCTGCGCCAGCACCGCCGCCTCCAGCCGCGCCTCGATCGCCTGCAGCGCCGTGAGCAGCCGGTCATGCGCCTGTTGCGGGAACTGCTCGAAGCGCAATGTCGCCGTGCGATCGCCGGTGATCTCGAGGCCGAACTCCATCACACCAACTCGCTGCTCATGCGCACACCACCGGAACGCGGTAGCGGCTGAGCGCGTCGGCGATCTCCTCGGGGAACGCGCCGCGCACGCCGGGGATCGAACCGACCCAGTAGGACGTGCTGCCGAGGCCCGGCTGATCCTGCGACTTGATGGTCGGATCGCGGCCGCGCATTTGGTAGCGCTGGGTGACCAGGCGCAGCGTCGCATCCACCAGGTCGTCAGGGATGGTCGCGAAGCCGCCCTGATAGGTCACCAGCGTTTGCACCGGCATCCACGGCAGCGGATAGAGCTGATAGGTGCCGATGCGGGTCAACTGGCCTGGGCCGCCATCGATCAGAAAGCCGGCGCCGGGGACCAGCGTGGTCAGCGTGCCGGGCGGATCGATGATCGAGACCGCGGTGCCAAACCACAGCGTTGCCCCCGCCGGCACGTCGCCGGTGGTCGGCTGGTTCAACGTGACCACGTTGCCGGCGATCGCGGCGATGAACGTGCCGGACGGCACCGGCGCATTGGTGATGCTGGTCAACGTCGGGCTGGGCACGATGACGTTGCCGCCGCTGACCGGCATGCCGGCCGCAAGTCCGGCAACGCTCGGCAGCGTCAGCGTCGCGCCGGCTGGGTTGTCCTCTGTGGTAGCGAGCGTCGCGGTGCCGGCGGCGACCGGCCAGCGCGACAGCTGCAGCGGCGCCACGCCGCCGGGGACTTGGTACGGATATGCGTCGCGCTCGGGATAGACCGCGTCGAGCGCGGTTTCCTGCGGGAACACCCGGTTGCACCACGCCGCGATCGCCGACGAGGTGCTGGACAGGATGCGCGTCAGGAACACGTCGCGCGACGTGTCGCTGTCGTCGATCTCCAGCTCGTCCTTGACGGTGTCGAGATCAGTCAGCAGATAGCTCGCCGCCGGCAGCAGCGTGGACGAGATGACGGTGATCGGCATCGCATCGTCCTACGGGTAGGACGCGATCTGGTCAGATTGCAGATCGATCGACAGTTGCGTGCCGCCGGCATAGGTCCCCGTGGTGACGTATTTGACCCGGAACCGTGGGCCGAGCACCCCATCCTGCGCGGTGTTCGCCGCCAGCGCGCCATCGGTCGGCGTCACGCCGGCAGCCTGCGGTGTCTGCGCATTGAGGTTGTAGACCTTGCGCCCGCTCGCGGTGGTGAAGTGCCACTCGGCGATATCGGTCCAAGTGTTGCCTCCGTCGAGCGAGGTTTGCAGATAGGCATCGACCGTCGTGCCGCCCGAGCCGTAGACGAAGTTGCCCTGGGCGCAGAGGTTGCGCGGCGATGCGCTGAGCGTCAGCGTCGGGGTGACCGCCAGCGCCAGCGCCGCGGTGATCGGCAGCGTCAGGATGTTCATGCGCGGGGCCTCTTGCTGCGGGTCAGGTAGCCGGCACGGGGCGGCGGCGCATCGGCGCGCAGACCCGACTCGTCGTGGCGCGGCGAGCGCACCGCCTCGCCCGACTCGATCAGTTGCGCTGCCGCCGCGTCGGGCAGCGCGTAGTCGTGCCGCGCCTGCAGGTTCGGCAGCAGGGTGCGGTTCATGGTCACGAGGATCATCAGTCGGCCTCCATCATGGCCTTAATTTGCGCGCGCCCAGCGCGGGGATCGGGCTCGTCCTGCGCAGTCGCACGCGCTGCATCGCCCGCCGTCTGGCACGCGTCTGGCGCGGGGCACAGCAGCGCGGTGAAGTCGCCGCCGTACTCGCACTCCCCGACATGCACGAGCCGGATGGTTGGATCGACCCAGATCGCCAGCCCGAGCGCGCGCAGGTCGCGGCAGAACGCGAAGTCCTCGCCCGGCTCGTCGTACTCGTCGGGGAAACGAAAAAAACCATAATATTGCCGGCGCGCATCCTCGGGCATGTCGTCCCAGCCGCGGCGCTTGCGCTCGGGGTAGGCGGCGATCCACGCCGCGAAGATCGAGCGGCTAATCTTGACGAAGCCAGTCCCGATGCCGTCGACCTCGATGGCGCCGAAGTCATCCTGCCGGAACGGCTTGGCCGGGTCACGGTGCAGGCACCACTTGGCCGGGTTGGTGTCGGCGAGCGGCTTTTTCTTGGCGCCGACGCCACCGATGATGGCGCGGTCTGACGCCAGCAGCCGCACCACGTCGGGCGGCTCCCACCCCATGTCGTCGTCGATGAACAGCAGGTCGTCGTAATCGGACGCGAGGAACGCCGCGACCAGCTCGTTGCGCGCGCGCGGCAGGTTGCTGCTGCCGACCACGGTCTGCATGTAGCCGCGGATGCCGAGCCGCAGCAGCAGCGCGAAGGTCTGCACCAGCGCCATCGTGTACTGGCGGCACGGCGCGCGCGCGATCGGCGTGGCGATGAACACCGAGCGGGACAGCGCGCGGGCGAGCCGTTCGCCCTGCACTGTCCCCTCGGTCGCCGCTTGGTCGAGCGGCACCGATCAGCCCTGCGCGGGCGCGGCGAGACGGTCGAAGCCGGCGAAGAAGCCGCAGGCATCCGCGATCAGCGTGTCGGTGCCGGTCGAGGACAGCGACGGGTTGTAGTTGAAACGCACATAACGTTGGGCCATGCCGAGATCGACCGCGACGTTGAAGTCGCCCTTGACCACGCCTCCGCCGGAGGGGCCGGTGGCCACCGTGACATAGGTCGCGGTCTGGAAATCGGTCCAGGTCGCGCCGTCGGGCGCGTGTTGCACGTCGTAGCCGAGCGAGAGCGTCGCGCCGGATTGCAGCGTCGCCTCATACAGCACGCCCAGATCGGCGCTGCGCGGCAGCGAGCCGGTGGAGAAGCCCTTGCGATCGATGGTCAGCCCGGTGACGGTGGTCGCCTGCCCCGCGCCGCCTGCGGTCGCGGTCGAATGGTCGGACAGGCGCTTGAGCGTGCCCAGGCCCTCGACGTTGTGTTGGAGGACGATGTCAGCCATGGAAGTGTGCTCCTGCGAAGGGGAGAGACGGCGGCCGGGCTGGCCCGGCCGAGCTCAGGTCGGTTGCGGTTAGCTGATCGCCGGCGCCCAGGCGACCGCCTGAATGACTGCCACCGACTGGTCGTGGCGCATCTGGAAGTCGTGCTCGGCGATCGCGCGGATGATCGTCTGGTCGGACTGGAACGCGCTGATCGTGCCGCCCGCGCCGACATAGGTGCCCTCGCGCGACACCGCCAGCTCCAGGCTCATGCTGTCGAGAATGATCGCCTCGTCCATCTCGGCCAGGATGACGAACGAGGTGTTGCTGTGCCCGGCGTTGTCGTAATAGCCGACGCCGATCTGCGTGGTGATGCGGAACGGATAGCCCAGCAGCGTGCCCTTGTTCATCTCGTCGCGGTAGACATAGACGCCGAGCGAGTTCTGCACGTTGTAGAGGTAGTTCTTGCTCCTCGGATTCATGAACCAGACGCGGCGGCTTTCCGGCACGTTCGCTGTGTCCATGCGGTTGACCGCGCCGCCCAGCTCGCTCGCCGCCGTCGCCAGCGTGTAAGCGTAGGTCGAGGTGATGAAGTTGCCGCCGGTGGTGTTGGTCGGATCGGCCGCGTTCACCGCCTCGGTGCTCGCCGCGCTGGTCAGCCAGTTGCCCGGCGTGCCGCCCTGTCCCGCGACCCAGCGGTTGGCAAAGCCGAGGAAGCCCATCGGCGTGCCGGCGGTGCCGTCGCCGAGCAGGAAGGCCGCGTCCTCGGCCAGCGCGATCACCTTCACCAGGTCGTCGCGGACGAACGCGTCCACCGCCGGATCGGCGTAGCGCATCATATCGTTGCTGACCGGCACCAGCGCCGTCAATTTCTTGTACGTGGCGACGATCTGGTTGAGGCTTTGCTGGGTCTGCGTGATCGGCGAGGTTTCCGAACTGTAGCTGGCGGTCGCCGGGGTGGCCTGGCCGGGCAGCGTCATGGTGCCGCGCGGCATCGGGATGACGCGCGGGTTGCTGGCACGGACCTGGGCAAGAGGCCGCAACAGCTCGATGATCTCATTGACGTAATCCGGCGGCACGATGAAGCCGCCGCCGGCGCCGGTGCTGACCCCGAGCGCACGGGTCACGGGGTGCCGCTCGCCATACCACTCGGTGGCCACTTGCCGCGCGTTGATGAGCGAGCCGCCGCCGGCACCGAGCGAGCGAATGCAGGCGCCGATCACCAGCGACTTTTCCCGCACGTAACGGTCGGTTTCGACCGTCGCAGCCACCGTGCGCGGCTCCTGCCCGGCGACCGGATGCGCGGTCAAGGCGGCCAGCTCGTTGAGCGTGACGTGCCGCGCGATTTGCGCGTCGAACTCGCGGACGGCCTTTTCCCGGTTGGGAAAGTCGACCTGCTCGGCCGCGGTCAGGGTCGGCTTCTCGGCGAGCGCCTTGAACGCATCAAAGGCGGTCGCGCGATCGCGGCGGAGGTCCGCCAGCTTCTGCGTCATTGATAAGGGCTCCATCTATGGGAAAGCGTCGTCTCTCGACGATGCGCACGCCGCTGCCCGTCCGCGGCACTGTTCGGGCGACCGGCGCGGGCCGGTGAGTCGCGTTATCTCCCGCGCAGGATGGTGTCGGCGATCAGCTCGCCGCCGTCAGTTCGAGGAGCGCCAGCCGGCGCTTGCGTGCCTCCAGCGTCAACGCGCGGTCGTTGCTCGATCCCGCGCTGTCGTCGGTGCCGGCCGATGTCTGGATGTCCTTCGTGTCCTCGTCGCTCTGCGCCTCGATCACCGCGCGCACGCACCGCTGACCGGCGCCCATGCACCGCTGCGTGGCGTTGACGCCGTCGCTGGTGTCGCCGTGCGCGAGGCCGATTTGCGTATGCGCGTCGGACAGCGCATCGAGGTTGCGGCCGAGCTTGCGATGCAGAGCGCGCAGCTTGCGGATCTGCGGATACGGGTCGTCTGCGTCATTGGTGGTGGTGGTCGCGGCGTTGCCGTCGGCCGGATCGGTCGTAACCGTGGCGCGGGCTTCGCCGCTGGTGCCGTTGTCGGCGTTCTGGTGCGAGCCTTCCTCGACCGCGGCGATGATCTCACCCATCTTGTCGTGCGTGTTCTGCGCGCCGGTCAGCGCGTCCTCGGCGGCCTCGTGCGCGGCGCGCACCTGTTCGGCCGCGCTCTGAACCTTTTCGACGTGCTCGCTCGCCTTGCTCAAATGCGCGTCGGCGCTGGCGAGCAGCTTGGCATTGCCCTGGCTCGGCACGCGGCCGGACCGCACGCGCGCCGCGGCGATGCCGAGCCGGAAGCGGCGCAGCCGTGGCGAGGTCGCGGCGCGGACATAGGCGCGCTCGGCGAACGGCAGTTCCTCGAGGTCGTCGTCGCTGATCAGCCCCGAGCCGGTCAGCATCT